GGAGCAGCGGTACAAGATCAAGGGGGTCAACTTTGGGAACAAGTCGAAGAACCCGCTGATGTGGGGCAACAAGCGGGCCGAGATGTGGGGCGAGATGCGGACCTGGCTGAAGGACGCGTCCATCCCGATGGACCGCTACCTCAAGAACGATTTGACCGGGCCGATGATGAAACCGGACAGTAAAGGGACTATCTTCTTGGAAAGCAAGAAGGATATGAAGGCCCGCGGGCTGGCCTCGCCCGACGCGGCCGACGCCATCGCCGTCACATTCGCGTTTCCGGTGGCCCATCGGGAAAGTGTTGACCGCACCCCGCGACGCGCGTATGCTGCCGGCGCTGTGCCTACCTCGTGGATGGGTGCCTGATGGCGAAGAAAAGCGTATCATTGGCTGTGGGTCGGGGCGAGAAGCTGCCGACAGACAAGGGCGCCGGGCTGACCGCCAAGGGCCGGGCCAAATACAACCGTGAGACAGGCTCCAACCTGAAGCCGCCCGCGCCCAACCCTAAGACTGAGGCGGACAAGGGGCGCAAAAAATCCTTTTGCGCCCGTATGGCGGGTGTGGTAGCCAAGTCGGAGAACGCCGATAGGGCGAAGGCCAGCATGAGAAGGTGGAAGTGCTAATGGCAAAACCAGGTCTTTACAGCAACATCGCCGCGAAGAGGGCGCGCATTGCGGCTGGATCGGGCGAGAAGATGCGGAAGCCGGGCACCAAGGGCGCCCCCACCGCTGCGGCGTTCCGTGAGTCTGCTAAGACGGCCAAGCCAGCCAAGAAGGGCAAATGACATGCCGTTGGTGAAATCCACCTCCAAGAACGCCTTCCGCAAGAACGTGAAGGCCGAAATTGCTGCCGGCAAGCCGGCAAAACAGGCTGTAGCCATCGCGTACGCAACCAAGCGCGCAGCGGCTAAGAAAGGCAAGTAATGGCCGCCAACGATGTAGAAGCCGCAGGCAAGGTATCGGACAGCGACGACAAGGACCGTCTGTCCGTCATGCGCCGGCGCTACACCATGGCGCTGTCGGCCTACTCGGACAGCCGCGAAGACGAACTGGACGACCTGCGCTTCATGGCCGGGTCGCCTGACAACCAGTGGCAGTGGCCGGCGGACGTGCTGGCGACCCGCGGGTCTGTGCAGGGCCAGACGATCAACGCGCGGCCGTGCCTGACGATCAACAAGCTGCCGCAGCATGTGCGCCAGGTGACCAACGAGCAGCGACAGAACCGGCCGACCGGCAAGGTGATACCGGCTGACGACCGCGCCGACGTGCGCGTGGCCGAGATATTTGACGGCATGGTGCGGCACATCGAGTATATCTCAGACGCCGATGTGGCCTATGACACGGCCTGCGACAACCAAGTCACCTACGGCGAGGGCTACATCCGCATCCTGACGGAGTACGCCCGCGAAGACAGTTTTGACCAGGACATCAAGATTGGGCGGGTGCGGAACTCGTTCTCGGTCTACATGGACCCGGCCATTCAAGACCCATGCGGCGCTGACGCCGAGTGGTGCTTCATCACCGAAGACGTGAGCAAGGCCGACTATGAACGCATGTTTCCGGATGCTGCGCCGATTTCTAGCCTTCTGTCGCAAGGCGTGGGAGACCAGAGCCTTTCTCAATGGCTCTCGGAAGACATGGTACGTATCGCCGAATACTTCTACTACGAACACGAAAAAGCGACGCTAAACCTCTATCCCGACAACATCACAGCCTTTTCAGGATCGCCGCAGGACAAGCAACTGAAGGCGATGTTTGGCAAGCCGCTGCGTAGCCGCGTGGTGGACCGCAAGAAGGTCAAGTGGGTCAAGACCAACGGGTTTGAGGTGCTGGAAGAGCGCGATTGGGCGGGCAAATACATCCCCGTCGTGCGCGTAATTGGCAACGAGTTTGAGGTCGACGGTCAGCTTTATGTCTCCGGCCTTGTGCGAAACGCCAAGGACGCCCAGCGCATGTACAATTACTGGGTCAGCCAGGAAGCCGAAATGCTGGCTTTGGCCCCCAAAGCGCCCTTCATTGGCTATGGCGGCCAGTTTGAAGGCTACGAGATGCAGTGGAAAACGGCTAATACGAATAACTGGCCGTACCTAGAGGTCAATCCAGACGTTACGGACGGCGCTGGGGCGGTTCTGCCGCTTCCGCAGCGCGCACCACCGCCGCTGGCCCAGACCGGCCTCCTACAGGCTAAATTGGGCGCTGCCGACGACATCAAGGGCACCACAGGCCAGTACGACAGCAGCCTTGGGGCGCAAAGCAACGAGCGGTCTGGCCGGGCCATTCTGGCGCGCGAGAAGCAGGGCGATACGGGCACCTACCATTACGTCGACAACTTGTCCCGCGCGATCCGGCACGTCACCCGGCAGCTTGTGGACATGATCCCCAAGATTTACGACACCGCCCGCGTGGCGCGCATCGTAGGCCTAGACGGCGAAGTGGGCATGGTGCGGATCAATCCGACCCAGCCGGAGCCGGTGAAGGAAATCCGCGACGAAAACGGGCTTGTGATCGACAAGATTTACAACCCGTCGGTCGGCGTTTACGACGTGTGCGTGACCACTGGGCCAGGCTACATGACCAAGCGTCAGGAAGCCTTGGACGCCATGTCTATGCTGTTGCAGTCTAACCCGCAGCTTTGGACGGTTGCCGGTGATCTATTCATCAAAAACATGGATTGGCCGGGCGCGCAGGAGATGGCGGCGCGGTTTGCTAAGATCATTGATCCAAAGGTTATGGAAGGCGAAGACCAATCGCCCGAAATGCAAATGGCCAAGATGCAGATCGAAGCCCTGACCAAGGAACTGAACCAAGTCGTCGGCATGTTGCAGCGCGTCGAGCAGTCGATCGAGGCGCAGGAAGTGCAGATTAAGGCCTACGACGCCGAAACCAAACGCATTTCTGCGGTCCAAGCCGGCATGACACCAGAGCAAATCCAAGACATCGTGATGGGCACCATCGCGGCGGCTATGGATACCGGCGATCTGGTTGGGCCAGGCGGCCCCGTTTCACGTGAAATGCCGGAAATGCAACCGGAAATGCCACCAGATATGGGCGGAATGCCGCTTCAAATGCCGCCAGGAGGCCCAATGCAATGAGTTGCGCTGAATTTATCGGCTGCATGTTTTTGGCCCGCGATGTGGCCCATTCAGTCCATCTAAACACCCGCAGTTTTGCCAAACACAAGGCTTTGGGCGGGTTTTATGACGATGTGGTTGATCTAGCCGACAAGTTTGCCGAAGCCTACCAAGGCCGGCATGGGCTTATCGGGCCAATTTCCTTGCACTCCGCGCGCAAAACCTCCAATATCGTTGAGTTTCTTGAGGACAGCCTCAAAGAAATTGAGGATATGCGCTATAAAGTGTGCGACAAATCTGATTCAGCGTTGCAGAACATCATCGACGAAATTGTAGAATTGTATCTGACAACGCTGTATAAACTGAAATTCCTCGCGTAAGGAAAGCCCAAATGGAACTGCTTAATCCTCTTAGCGACTCTGATTTTCCAGCCCGCACCGTAGCTTATACGGGCACTGCCGGGTTTACGGACACTTGGGTCGCGGGGCCTCAAGGCGTTGTCGTATGGGCTACTACGCCGTGTTACATTGTGGTCGGCGAAGGTGTCACCGCCACAACGGCGTCCACGCCTTTGCCAGCTAATACGCCTGTACCGTTTAAGGTTCCTACTGGCACCGGCGCCCCTTGGCGGGTCAGCGCTATTCAGGTGTCGTTAGGCGGCGCTATTTACTGTAAGCCGATCAACATCCAATGAGTTATTTTGGCATACCAATTCGTAATGGGTTGATGATCGGTTTAAGCGCCGTAATGTCATTGACCTCTACGCTTGCCAATCTTGTTGACTATTATCTTATGACCGAAAGCAGCGACAACATCGTCACCGAAACTGGCGACAAACTTTTGGCGGAGCAAAATTATGGCTGACGTTAAAATCTCTGCTCTTCCAGCCGCAAGTACACCACTTGCGGGCACGGAACTTGTGCCTATTGTGCAGAGCGGCGTCACCGAACAGGTTACTGTCACCAATTTAACAGCAGGGCGCACCGTAGCTGCTGCCACTGTTAATGTTGACGCCAATTCAGCTTCTGCCGCTGTTCGTATCACCCAAACAGGCGCTGGCAATGCGTTAATAGTGGAAGATAGCACAAGCCCCGACGCAACTCCGTTTGTGGTGGATGCTTCAGGATTTGTTGTCGCAGGGTATACTGCGAACATAACTAGCGCAAATATTCAAGCTAATGGCGGAACGCCGTTTAGCGGTATTCGCTGGAACGCTGCTTCAACCGGCCCAACAGTTTTGATTGGTAAATCCCGGAGCGCCACCGTCGGGACAAACGCTATTCTTTTAGTTAATGATACTGTTGGCAACATCACATTTACCGGCGCTGATGGCGCAGCGTTTATTCCTACCGCAACTATAACAGCCGCCGTTGACAACACTCCGGGCTTAAATGACATGCCAGGGCGGTTAGTGTTTAGCACTACTGCTGATGGCGCGGCCACAGTAACAGAACGGATGCGTATTGATAGTAACGGAAACGTGCGCGTCGGGACCGCTGCTTTGGCGACCACTGCCACAAATGGTTTTCTTTATGTCCCTACTTGTGCTGGTACGCCTACAGGTGTTCCTACTGCAATTACAGGCTTGGCCCCAATTGTGGTAGACACCACAAATAACAAATTATATTTTTATTCCAGCGGCTCATGGCGTGATGCAGGACCATAAACACATGAAAATGTTAATGGTTTAGGAGACATAACATGACAGTTAATCTTTCTGCTCTCGCCGGCGCTGGGCAACAGTTTTTTGACGATAACGGAAACCCTTTATCTGGCGGTTTTCTGTATTCTTATGAGGCGGGGACTACAACTCCTAAAACTACTTTTACTTCGTCTTCGGGGTCCGTAGCGCATACAAACCCAATTGTTTTAAATTCGGCCGGGCGTATTCCTAGCGGCGAAATTTGGTTGACTGCTAACGAACCATATAAATTTTTGCTTCAAAATAGTTCCGCTGTGTTAATTGCTACTTGGGATAATATTTACGGCATTAACGGCATAAGCGCTCCCGTTGCCAGTGTTACAGATTATGGCGCCGTAGGCAACGGCGTTACTAACGATACAGTTGCGCTTCAAGCGGCGTTTAACGCCGGCGGAAATGTTTTAATTCCTAATGGCACCTATTTATACGATTATTTAGAGTTTAACACTCCCATTACACTTTCTGGTAACGGCGTATTGCGTTACTCAGGCGCGGTCCCTTCTACAGGCACTGCAAGTATTCAAATTAACGAATCTTTGACCGCCCAAAACTTAAAAATTTCGTCGGCAGGAACTGACGCCGCAATTGATTATATTCAAGCCAGCGCAAACAATATTAATATTGGTGTTCTTGAACTTAAAGCAGATGTTCAAAGAACCCAAACAGGCGGGTCTAATTTTTATGGTTCCAACATTTTTATTGGCGATGTAATTGCCGAAAACGTGGCCCGACCTATTGCGTTTCAACCGCCAACAGGCACTGTATTTGTCAGGAACAATATTCAGCTTGGGTCACTATCCGCCGACAATTATATTCGCGGGCTTGCTTTAAGCTACGCTGATAATTGGTCAGTTGGGATTGTACATTTAACGACACGTTGGGCGGGCGCGGTCGTTACCCCAGGATTTAACGGCGTGCTAATACAAGCATGTAACAATTGGACTATGGGGGAAATTTACGTTTCAGACGCGCCCGAACATTCGTTTCGTATTGGCGGCGACGCAGATACTACAAACTTTAGCATCGGCCAACTTACCAGCGTAAACAGCGCCGGCTGCGCTATAAAATTTAACTCTAATGTTGGATTTTACACTAAAAACGGTCAAATTGGTAGCGTAATTGGGGTCAATACGGGCGAGGGGTCTGCGTTGGGCAACCGTGAGGTCGCTCGTATGAGCCGTGTACGCGGAGTTACGTTTGGGTCTATATCAGGTTTTACCCACGTCACATCAGTTCTTGCAGCACAAGATGTCGAAAACCTGTCTATTGGCCAAATATACGGTGAAAATATTGTTTCTAGGCTTATTCAATTTCGTACTGATTACGATAGCACAACAGGCAATGTTAACGGAGTGTATATTGGCAACGCTACCGGACGCATGAGCGGCACCCGCGCGGCGTACGGAGTTGAGTATGCTGACGGTGCGCGCACCATTGGAAACATTTTTGTTTATGATTCTTTTGTGACCGGGTTCACAAATTTTCTCGCAACTTCTGACGCGGCTAATATTTATTCAGGCCCAATATATATTTCAGCGCGCAGCAGCGCTTCTGACCCCGCAGCGGGCGTTGAAAATGTAGCAGATACAAGTTTGTTTTCTTTAAATTATACTTGCGGGGTTTCGCAATACATTGGCCGCGCATTTAATTACGACGGAACCGCTCTTAGTATGCTGGCGCAACCGCAATTTGTTAGCACGGCTGTTGTTACGCCAGAGCAAAAAGCAGCTTTTATGTTGCGCTCTAACGCAAGCGCCGCCGTAAATACTTTTGGCGCGGGCATGGCGTTTTCTAGGAACGCTTCTTCGCGACGCGGCGCGGCTATCGTAGCTAAACAAACCGGCGCTGACAGTTTTAACATGGGGCTTTCTTTTCTTTGCGGGTCAAATTCTACCGCAACAGACGAAGTGTTTGAGCGTCTTATTATCAAACATACGGGTTCTATTAACCTTTCTACGTTGCCGGTTTACGCAGACAATGCAGCAGCTTTAGCGGCAGGGCTCGTCGTAAAAGATGTTTACCAAACCGCGGCTGGCGAATTAAAAATTGTCGTGTAATTTTTTGACGCAAATAACCAAGATAAAACCAGAAAGGTTTTTTATATGGTTCATCTAGGTGTCGGATTTTTTATCCAATTTGCCGTTGGCCTTATTTTTGGGGCTTGGTGGCTCGGGGCTTGCGCTGCGGCTGGGTTTTTTATGGGGCGGGAACACGCGCAAGCGGAATATCGAGTAATAGCGGCCTATTACGGCGGCAAACGCGCCAACATGCCTTGGTACGGAGGGTTTGAACCAAAAGCTTGGACTTCCAAAGGTTTGTTGGATTGGCTTTTGCCTGCCGGCGCAACACTTGTTGTTGCAATTTGTTTGACATAACGCTTTACAAGCGTTTAGTCTTAGGAACCCGTACTGGTGCGGTTCGCCAGGGATCATAAGGATCAAAAATGTCTGAAGCAGTACAAGACTTAGCGGAACTACCCGCGCCGGAACAGGCCGCTACGGCGGCGCCTGTAACCGATGCCTCATTGCCGGAAGAACAGACGACAGAAGCGCCTAAGTCCTTCACCCAAGAAGAATTGGACGCGATTGTCGGCAAACGCCTTGCCCGTGAACAACGGAAATGGGAGCGTGAGCAAGCCCAAAGGCAGGCTGAATTGGAAGCGCGTCGGGCGATGCCCGTCAACCCTCCAGCGCCTGATGATTTCAACAACGCTGCTGAATACGCGGAGGCTTTGGCTGAGCGGAAAGCGCAAGAGTTGGTTCGTCAGCGCGAAGCAGCCCAGCAACAGGCTAAATTGCTGGAAACATACCACGAGAAAGAGGAAACCGCCCGCGGTAAATACGACGACTTTGAACAGGTCGCGTACAACCCGAGCCTTCCTGTGACCGATGTTATGGCCCAGACAATTCAGGCTTCTGACGTTGGCCCCGACATCATCTATTGGTTAGGGTCCAATCCGAAAGAGTCTGCGCGTATCGCCAACCTTCCGCCTATTTTGCAGGCCAAGGAAATCGGTAGAATTGAGGCCAAGATGGCCTCTGATCCGCCGATGAAAAGAACCTCAACCGCGCCCGCCCCTATTGCTCCGGTGACTGCGCGTTCAGCTTCCTCCCCTGCCTATGACACGACAGACCCTA